TTGTATGTGGCTGGACTGTTATGCATCCAATTTGTTCCCATGTTCCTTCATCTTGATCGCTTGTTACTGCCGCTTTCGTCGGTTTACCATTCAGCGATTCCCAGAGATCGCCACGCTCGAAAGTGTATTCACAAGCTGGGCATTTCATTTGATTTTGCGTCAGTGCCTCATCGCACTGAGGGCATTTTTTGATCGATGGTTTCTTTTCCTTTGCCTGACCAGCGACAGCTGGAATGACGATTTGGTCGATTGGTCCGTGTCGATCCAAGTTCTGTCCGTAGTCGATTACTAGGCAATATGATTTCGCAAACCAAGTTCGTAATCCGCGTCCTACCATTTGATAGTACAAGCCTGGGCTCGTTGTGGCTCGCATTAGCACAACGCAATCGATGTTCGGAGCATCGAATCCTTCGCAAAGCACTGTACAGTTGATTAGAAACGGGATTCGACCGGCCTTGAATTCTTGAATGTATTCGTCGCGAAGATCGTCGTCGGTGTCGCCAGTAATCAATCCGCAAGCCATTCCTCGATCGACTAACGATTGCCGAACTTCCTTCGCCTGATCTACGCCAGCACAAAAAACGATCGTTGCTTTCCTTTCCGCAATCTGACATCGTCGAAGCATGTCTTCGATAATCTCTTCACTCTTCACCGCAAAAGCTATTTCTTGCTCTCCAATGGCAAAGTCCCCGCTCACTTGTTTCATTTTTTGAGTGTCGATTTCGCTTTTCGATATCTTGCTGGATATCGGGCAAAGGAATTTTTCCTTAATCAATCGGTTGACTGGGACTTCGTAAGCGACTTCCTGAAACCAGTTTTGATCGCAAGGACCACAAATCAGACCTTTGCGGATTCGATAGGGTGTTGCGGTTAGTCCGATAACTCGTAGCTTTGGATTGACCGTGGATAGGTCATCGAGAAATTGACCATACATTCCTCCCTGGTCTTTACTTGGCACTCTGTGTGCCTCATCGACTAGCACTAAGTCAATATGCCCAAAAAGTTTTGCTTGCTCATAAACGCTCTGAATCCCGCAAAGCGTTACTTGTTGGCTTGCATCCTTGGCGCCGAGTCCCGCAGAGTAGATACCCGCGTCGACGCCAAATTTCTCTAGCGTGCCTTGGGCTTGTGATAGCAGTTCTTTGACATGCGTGATCAATAAACATCTTTTACCCCATCGAGCTGAATCAGACAGTTGTGCAGCTGCTAGAGCTGTTTTTCCTGCTCCAGTGGGAAGAACGATTACTGGATTGCCTGGGTTCTTTTTGATCCATTCCCAACAAACCGTTCGGGCTCGTTCTTGGTACCAGCGAAGTTCCATGCTTGACTCCACGAAGAAAAGCGATGGTGAAGTGTGTCTTCACCATCGCAAGTGACAAAACTAAACTCGCGTACTTTCGTTTTAGAACGGTGTTGCCGTTGGGTCGTCGCTAGCTTCGATCGTAGCTGCTTGTGTTCGGTCTAGATATTTCTTAATTGTGTTCACTTCGTCGGTGCTGTCTTTCGATTTCTTCTTAAATCCGAGTTCAGCGACAAAAGGGCGATCGACAATTTCGCTCATCGACTTGATTGTCTTAAATCCGAGCGCCGTAAGTAATTTTGAAAACTCTCGCTTGCCAATAGATTCAGCTTGAGCGTTTTCGTTCTTGATATTGAACATCTCCCAGAATTTGCGACCGTTGTATTCGCCATCGGTGACCTGGAATTCACAGTCGACAAAGTAGCCGTTCTGGTTTTTGTTTCGTTTGTAGTCTGCTCGCGTAGCAACCACAACGTACTTGCCAGCTGGAATCAGGCTTGCGCGACTCGACATGTCGACGCCTTCGGTATCAAATCCGCCGAATTCCGTAACTGTCTCTAGTTCATTAAATTCTTGATCTTGACTCATCTTACTTTCTCCAAAACAAAAACAAACGAAAACAAAACAAACGTTACTTCAAAAACTTTGCGTAGCTTTTTTCAAAGCAATCTTTCGTGAAATCAATCTTGTCCGGTAATCCAAGGCGATTTTTCGCGTAGGCACCAGGTTGTTCCGTTGTGTACATTACACGACGCACATCGCCGATACCAATCACCCGAGTCTGATTAAAGCCTTCGTCGAGCACTTTTGTTGTGAATTCCTCGCCGACAAAAAGCACTTCATCGCACCATTCTTTGAGCATTTCGGCACAAACATCGGTCATTTTCGCATTGTACTTGTAAAAACTTGCTCGATCTGGTGGTTCGATTTTAACCTGGTCCGCGTGAGCCAACAAAAGAATATGCATGCCGCGTTTTTTCGCGATCTCCTCCAGAAGAGCGATCAATCGCATTGTTTGGGCGCCGGACTTAGCTTTCCCTTTACCAAAATCGAAATCCGCTAGCGTCTCTTTGCCATGCTTCTTAGCAAGTGATTCTTCAAGCATGCGCACCATCCAGTCGATGGTGTCGATCACCAGTGTCTTAAATTGGTGATCTTCATTTAAAAGCGAAACAAGAAATGTCCAGGCTTTTGCGCCGTCCTTGAAGCAATCGAATCGAGTGATATCAAGATCTTCTGTTCCGCGTTCGATGTCGATGAAGATTGCATCGGGCCACCGCGCAGCAAAAGAGCTTTTTCCGCATCCTTGCACCCCATAGAGCAAAGTCCTACGTGGTTTCAAGAGCTTTCCTTTACTAACGTTTGTTAGTAGTGACATAGTTTATTCCTGTTGATATGGGGGGGGGAGTGTTTTGTTGGTAAATTGAAAACGGGGCAATGCTACAAAAATGCGTCAACGGCATTTGCGTTCCAGCATTCATCGGTCATTTGCTCGATTGTTGCGCAGTCTAAGCCTTTATTTGCTTTCTTACATTGGCGAATATAGATCGTCAATCTAGCGATTGCTGCCATGTTGATTTGCCAACCGGCGAACCGCATTGCAGCTAATACGTTTCTAGCTCGATTGCAAGATTCTGGAAAATCGTAATCGGCGAGCAGTTGCCCAAGTGTGCCAAAAAATACTTTTCGAGCTGTATCGTTTACATCGAATGATTCTTCGTCTTGCCATCGTCGAAAATGAAGAGAATGAATCAAGTCTTCATACGAAAGCTTATTCGCCAGATCAAAGGCAAGCGGGATTGTCAATGTCGGCTTTATCATGATAACTATCTTTCGAAGTCAAAAAACAAAAGCAAAAAGCAGAACACTAAGCACACGCGAAGCATACAGATTGATTCGTCACTGGTCAAGCAATCTTGATCGCGACTCAGAAAAAAAAGTTTGGGTACATCTAGGTTTTCTAGATTTCGTACAAATTTTCCTGACGACGATGTTCGGATGTTTTTTGAACGCTAGCAAAAAAATTGGTTTTTCATTTTTCGGATTCTGGAATTCGAGCTTTCATGGAATTGAGATTGATACAAAAAAATGGATTGTTTTTCGGGTGATCTTGTTTCGGGTGTGACGGGAAAATTTTGTCCGCACACTCGGGAAATTCGCAGCTAAAAATCCGAAAAAGTGTTGCCAATATTGCCTGGTTATTGTCGAATTGCCTGGAGTGTACTTGGTGTTCTGTCTTCATGGAGAACGAAAATAGTGAGTATCAACGAAATCAACGGCTGGTCGCTGGACAAGTGCAACGAAGAATTGGTCGCCGCATGCCACTATTCGTTGCACAATGACGTTACTGAGGCTCGTGAGGCCGTTATTGAAATGGCTCGCGAAATGGGCATGTTGCCCAAAAAACAAATCCGCATCCGGCTCTCACACGGCCAATTTATCGTGGAGAGTGTCGACAATAATGGAGTATGGGTACTGACAGAGCCAGGACAGTGCTCGTTCGATAACCAGGACGACGCTCAAGATTACGTCGACGGCTGGATTGCTGCGACTGCAAATATGGTGCAGGTCGCTGAATAAGCCGAAACGCCTTCGGGCGTCTGCTGGTAGGTGCCAGCACTGATGAGGCGAAGTATTTTGAAGGGAGAGCGAAATGAAACTCAAAGAACTACTCGGTCAAGTATTCCCAAACAAGCCTTATCTTACAGATCACATTTCGGAAGATGTAGAAGCTACCCATGCCGACTTCCGAACAGTGGCTTCAGTAAAGGCTCTTTGTAGCCGAAGTAGAATCAACAAGACAACGAAGGTATGTGTTGTCTCTACTGGAGATCGGGACGACAATGCAGCAAACGGACGTTGGACGAAAACATACAACGTTGTAGTTTGTTGTACGTCAAATTGTGGTGATTGGTCAATGCGTTCAATCACCTGCCGTATACCAATGAGAATTGAAGTGGATGGCTACGACGACGTAAGTATTCATCCGGAAGATTATGAAATCGCTGACCCAAACGAAGAGCCCTACGTTAGTGTTGATGATGACTCCAATAAGTTGACGATTCATTTTCATCGAGACAATCGCGTCGTGCTGTTCTTTTCAACCGGACAGGAAGGGGACGACGATCCAATGGAACTGCCAGTTTATGGAGACTGGTTGCAAAATACACTAGGGCGTTATTTAGTTGAACATTGGTTAGAATGGCACGGTATCGGCAGTCTTTGACTGGGGGTAGGGTCTTTTGCTAGCTTTTTAAAATGCTTGCATGTCGTTTTTTATGTCGTTTTTCGTATGTCGTTTTTCTTGTCGAGGTGGCGCCGTGAATTCGTTCATCTACAATTTTTCTTTTGCGAAGCGCTTAGTTGCTTCGCAGTGTATCGATATTGGGAAACTTTTTGATTCGGACCAGGTGCAAGCGGCTCTGATTCGCGCCACTAGGCTTTGGAATTATATCGACTGCTGCGAAGATCCAGAGTATCTTTGGGCGATCATGGCGAGTGGTTGCGATTATCTATTTGATAATCCACGAAACTTCAACTCGATTCAATTCACTTATCGTAGCGTTCGGATTCGCTTTCGTGGCGATCAGAGAGTTTTCGAGTTATGTGGTTGCAACGTGCTCGCAGCTGCTTGGAGAATCGCCAAGCAGCACAAGCTCGACGTCGAAGACTCGCTTTATTGGAACTCGACAGAAAAAGCTTGGCTTAGAGTGATCACGGTTCGTATTTCGCTACGATTGAAGCCAGTCAAAACGTAATCAAAAAAAATTTGGGTACATGGCGTTTTTTGAGAATCTGCGATCGCCGATACTCGACCACGTTCAGCTCGAAATTTCTCTCTTGGAAATTTCGAGCTATTTTCGTTTTTGCCTTTGCTTTTATGTCGACCTTGAAAGAAAGCTGATCGCAAAAAAAATGGCGATTCAACTGGGTGCTGTAGTTCTGTCTTCCAGCTTTGTAGTGTGCGTTGCGGATTTCCAGATTGCACACTAGGCAATGGGCGAATTGCGATTTGCGGAAGTTGGCGAATGGTGATTCGCTAGAGTGAAGTAAAGCTTGACATAATGCCGAACATTGTTATCGTTTCTGGAGTGTTTAGGGTATCTCTAGTGTACTGGAGTGTATTGCCATGGCGGTTAACTTTGATCTGTCCCCACAATTGGCGCAGATCGTTTTTTTGTGCATCGCGCTGGTTGTTGTTTTTTTGTGGGGGAGAAAAGAGAATGTATGAGCAAAAACCAAAATTTTGGGTAACAATGACGGATCAATTTTTGTCTGGTTGGGGTTGCGCGAATGGCGCGGATATCAAAGCGGCCATTGGTCGAGCTAATGAATTGTTGCGAGATCGAGAATATAGCGAATGCATGCAAGCGATCGCTGATTGTGAGCATTGGATTCGTTCCGGCGGTTTTATCGCGCAAGAGCAGAAACAAGAAATCAAGCGAATCAAGATTGCTTGTCATAAAGCGATCATTGCGCGAATCATGTAGAGTTTTGGGTAGTGTTGTTTTTCGTTTTTCGTTTTTCGTTTTAAGGGTATTTACCATGTCGAAAGTTTTGAAAGCCGTAAAGATTGTATCAAAGGGTATTAAGAAGTTTGGTCGATGTTCTGTTCAGATAGTTGGGCAATCATTAATGTTTCATGATTGTGACCAGTTACTAAAAGTTGGATTGCAAGAGAATCAATCGACAGAAATAAATTATAGTTCAGTTGATGAATTCGAGTTGGGCGCATTCGACGAACCGATTGCACCATTGTCGCGAATCGGTAGAGATTTTAACGCAGCTGAATTAGTGCGAAACTTGGTTTGGTGTAATCTGGCAACTGATACCAAATCTTCACGTTACGCGCTAGGTGGGGTATTGTGGGATGAATGTCATATTGTTGGGACAGATGGACGTCGATTGCATTGTGTTCGTATTGGCGCTTGCGACAATTGCGCCAAACCACTTACAGCGATTATTCCCTCGCGATCGATTAAGGCGCTTGTGCAGCTGGTCAAGTTGTTCAGGGAGGATATAGTTGCTGTTCGTATTACCGAAAGAGAAGTTGTGTTTAGCGGAGAATGTTGGCAATTTTGTTCGCAATTGATTAAAGGGATATTTCCAAGTTGGAATAAAGTTATCGAGCCCTTAGAACTATCGGGTGAACCAAAATTGATAAACGTACCAAGCTTGACCGAACAGATCGCTAGTACGGTTAAGAGAGTACAATTGGAAAATAAGATTGCTCTTGCATCTATGTCGAAATCAGAGCACAAGAGTTATGACGATAAGATTCCTCAAATAAAACTAGAAGAACAGATAATTGATGCAAGATATCTTCGTGATGCGATTGATATTGTCGACGAAAAATATGTCGAGTATCGGTATGGACAAGTTGGTTCGGCAGTAAATATCGGTGATAGTCGTATCTGTCATTCAGATCGATATTCTACGCTTGCAGTAGTTATGCCATGCTTTAAGTAGTGGCGTTGTCTAGATAGTCTGAACAGTAGAAAGCCTAGCAATTCAGTTTGCTAGGCTTTCTTTATGCGATCGATCGACCATTCACCAGCTGCGATCGATCGACCATTCACCAGCTGCGATCGATCGATCATTCACCAGCTGCGATCGATCGACCATTCACCAGCTGCGATCGATCGACCATTCACCAGCTGCGATCGATCGACCATTCACCAGCTGCGATCGATCGA